GTCCAGCTCAAGAAGAGTATGGACCTGAACTAAGTTCAGGTCAACCCATAGCCCCTTATCGACTATGTCGGAGGCTTTCTTGAGTTCTTCCGGAGTCAACGGCTCAGAAGATAAACCCTCGGGGTACCTTAGGACCTCGAGGTCGCTCCACGCATTTTTAATGCGGAGAGTTACAGGATCCGTGCGGTAACCGCGCGGAATCCCTTGATCCGTCATAATATGACGCATTAAGAGGGATTTCTCATAGAGACTCCCGATGCTGTGCATCGGCACAAAGCCCTCTTTCCCGAGCTCCTTAAGCTTAGCTTTTAGAGCCCAGTCGCCAGTTACGAACCCAACATCGTTGGCTGTTAGCAACTGGAACTCCTCCGGATTATCCAGGAGGTTGTCTACGATGATCCTCTGGACGTCGTAGTTAACTTTGCAGCCCCGCGGTGCGGTGTTTGCAAAGATTTTCGACAGGATCATTCTGACCCTGTACGCCGTTGTTCCGCCCATGGCGACGCAACGCAAGGCTTTCGACCAAATTGGCGGAAGCCTTTCAAGGTAGGAGTCATCGACTCCTAACCCGAGTCCACCGAGACGAACCGGCAGCGATTGTATCGCTGTCAGGGTCCGGTGGTGAGGTCCCTTGACGAAGTCACGGAACCTATAAAGAGCCCGATCTATGATCAGTCTCTTGTACGACCGGTCTACCATGTAGGCCAGGTTACCGGCAAGACTTTTAAGCTTGCCGATTGCAACGTTTCTCTCATTGACTGAGTCAAGTGCCTTTGTAAAAGGCGAGAGAAGCCGTACCTTTATAGAATCTATAAAGGGACTCTTTTCAACATTCTTGAAAAGATCACGGAAAGACCAGTTTACTTTAGTTTTACTAAAGTATAAGATCTTTTCTGTATACACAACGAACTTAACGGATAAGCGGTGCTTTTCCGGCGAGATCAGTGATCCCAAGCTTTTGTGTATGTTCGTTATCTCATTGAGGTAACTTAAAGGGCCGATCGCTAAGTGATCGTCCCCGGCAATATGGAATGCACGCCAAGGTTCATCCTTGGTCCATTCCCTATCGAGGCCCAGGCGGCTATGCCGCGAGTAGGCCATCTCCTCCACGGCTAAGCCGAGAAGGACAAGGACAACCTTTGAAAAAGGTTCTCCCATCATCACCCCTCTTCGAAGGGTGAAGATCGTTTTGTCTTCGCAGAAGACATCACGCAAGCCC